CACTTCGTAGGGGAATTGGATGCCGGTAAAACCATCTTCCAACCCGTCAAGGGCGCGGCGGATGATGGGGATAAATGCAGGGTCGAGAATGTCGTCGGTGTCGGCCCACATTACCCACTCGTTGCTTGCAAGGTCGAAAGCCATTTGGCGAGCGGCGGCGAAGTTATCAATGTGCGGCCAATCGTTTCCTGACTTGTTTTGGTATTGCTCCAAAACGTAAGGCTTTTCGCCCCCCGCTAAAAACCTAAGAGCAATAGTTCGGCTTGCGTCACAGTGTTGATTCCCAATGGCCTGAACCATCACAATCTCATCCACAAGGGGCGCAAACGAGCGCAAAAAACGCACCATGATGTTTTCGACGTTGCCGTAGATTACGGCCAAGCTCAGTTTCCTTTTGTAATCGCTCATAGAATCGTTCAAGTTGCGGAAAAGGGCGGCTGCGTAGAACACCAAAAGACCGCAGCCGCCCCGATCCAATTGCCCACTAACAAGGAGTTCTTAACACCACTCGCTCAAAATGGCAAATAAAAAAGCGCGGCCCCCTTTCGAGAACCGCGCTTTTGTTGGTTGACCGTGATTAGGTCGTTGGGGTGGTGAACACTTTCAACGCTCCAGTGACCGCCGTGGCGTAGCCGTAGAGGCAGTGAAGGTTGATGAAGTATTTGCCTTGGGCGCGGGACCAGTGGCGAGTGTAGAGGGCACTGATGCCCGTCTCGTTGTCCACGAACTGCTCAACGGCTTCGTAGTCGCCAGCAGGGAGGTAATCACCCAGGTTTCGCATTGCCACCGCGATCGCGTCTTGACCGCAAGCGAAGCCAACGAGCGAGACGGAGTTGGATGGCAGGACATCGCTGGAGTAGATGTCCATGCCAAGCAAGCGTCCCAGGTTGCCTTCTTTGATTGCGAGGTTGTCGCCGCGATTCAATGCCAGCGTGATCTTGTCGTCACCCAGGAGCGCCGATTCGATGTTGAGGTTGCCGACGAACGACTTGTTGCCGCGCACGCCAGCCGCAATCAACGCTTGGCGAGCCTGAATCAATTCAGTCCGGTCATAGTTGGCAGATGCAGTGGTGATAACCGCCGCGCCAAAGTTGGTCGTGGTGATCAGTGACCAGATGTCAGTCAGCACAGCCTGAGACATCGACTTGCCGAGTTGATCGGCGTATTGGTCGAAGCGGGCGGCGTTGCTGGATTCGGCAAGCTGTTGAAGCGTGAGATCAATCGGGGTGATCTTGCGCTTGTTCAGAGTCACGGTGATTGCGGAAATCAGACCGCCACTTTGCTCGTAAACGTCAGTCGCCTGCGTGAACGTGGTGGTGGTCGTGTTGCCGAACAGCGGGACAATCACCGCATCACCTTGACCGCGAATCTCGGACGAGATGTCGGTAGAAAAGGCGTTGAGGGGGGTAAGGATGTCAACAAGCTGTTGGAAAGCGCGTTGACCGAATAACTTGTCGTTGAAGATTGTAGCCATGAGATTTGAGGAGGTGGATTATTTGCGTTGCGAGCGTTGGGCGGCGATGAGTGCCGCTTGATGCTCTTTGTAGAACTTGGAGGATTCAACCGGATCAGTGATCGCGTTGAATCGGGCGAGGATGTCTCCCTTGTCGGTTTCAGCATCCGGCAAACTCCGTTCAGATTCAGGAGTGAAGCCAAGAGCCGCAACTTGTGCCGCCGCTTTTGCTTCTGCCGTTTGCTTCTCGGCTTCCAGCCGTGCGATTTCCGCCGTAGCTTCATCGTAGGCTTTGGCCTTGATTTCCAGCTCGGTCACTTTTGCTTTGAGCGCGTCAATCTCATTCTTGGCGGCGAGAATCTCGCCATCCTTGACCGTGAGAGCAGCTTTTAGCGTTTCGTCAGTCTCACCACCAAAAAGGGCGGTGAGGCGTTGAACGAATGACTTTGCTTGGGGTTCCGTTGCTTCGCCTTCGGGAGCTTGTGGCTCAACCTCTGGCTCCACATTCGCATCAACGGGAGCGATAGGCTCAACCGGCGCGGCTGTGGGTTCATCCACGGGAGCGACCTGTGGATCAGTTTCGGAATTAGCTTGGAGGGACTGTGGAGTCATCTTGAATTTGCGATTGTCAAAAGCGCGGGCGGAAAGCGCCACGCCATCGAGTAGCTTGTCAGCGAATCCGCGCTCGACTGCTTCCTTGCCGTCCATCCACGTTTCGGCGTCCATCCATGCGCGAACGTCGGCTTCAGTGTTGCCGGTGCGGGAGGTGTAGGCATTGACTAGACCGTTGCCGAGTTTGTCGAGAAGGTCAGCGGTATCGCGCATTTCTTCAGCGTCACCAATCGCCAGCCCCCAAGGATTGTGAATCATTACGTAAGCATTTTCGGGAATCTCCACCGTGTCAGCCGCCATCAGAATCACGGAAGCCATTGAAGCAGCCAGACCTTCAACCCGTGCCGTGATCTTTGCTTTCGAGTTCTTCAGTGAGTTGTAAATTGCCCACCCGTCTAGCACGTCACCGCCGGGGGAGTGAATGGAAAGGTGGATCTCATCCAACTCCCCCATGCCACGAAGGTCGCGCATGAATGCGGATGCGGAAACGCCCCACAATCCAATCTCGTCGTGGATGCTGATTTCCGCCGCCTTGGGCTGGTTACTCTTCGCTTGGATCTGATACCATGTCTTGCTCATTTTGGTCCTCCTGGATGTCTAATTGCTTTTGTTTGAATCCGTCCAATGCGCCTTCATCGAGTCCCATTTCGGATTCGATTTCGCGCCTGCGTAAAATCTCCCGCGCCTTTTGCATTTCCACGCTTTCCCAGTCGCGCCCCTTGCGTGCGTGGTAGTCGTTGAGACTCATCACGCCTGACTCTAGCTGCTCCAGTTCAAGCCGTCCTTCGCGGCCCCGGTCAATGGTCAAGTCTGCCTGCGGAATCCACTCAGCCCACCACCAGTTGCGCGGAGGTGGTGGAAGCTCGCCATTGTTCACGGCTTTGGCGATGAAGTAGGTATAAAAGCGTTGGCAGGCTTGCTTGAGTCGCGCTTGTTCATGCTCAATCCAGCGTTGAGTCTCGGCCATGAGGTAGCGCTGGCTTGGTCCGGTTTGCTTTGCTAGGTCCCAAAGCACTTCAGGCGAAAGCCCCACGCCCCAAGCGATGTCACGCACGAGCCATTCAAGCAACATCATCTGATTCGGGTGCGGGCGTCCATCGTGCAAAACTGAAAGCAGCTCGCCCTCGTTGAGTTGTGCCACCATTCCGCCCTCGCGCATTTGCTCGACGTTGATTGTGCTGCCGCCGCTGGTTTTGGTTGTGACTGCGCTAGCAAATCCTTGCGGCCCATTGCCTCCCTTCATGGTGCGAACAAGCCCAACTTGATTTGCCATCTTGATGCCGTGCTTAACATCGGCGGTGATTTCGGCCTGATCTTGAATGTTGTTCAGGGCGTGAGCGAGTGCGGATATTCCCCTGACCTGACCTGGACGCTCAAAATCGGCGTAAAAGATCGAGTCAGACGCCGCAACGCTTGATGCCTTACTGGGGTCATTAACGTCAACGAGGTTGTATGCGAGGTGTCGCCCGAACTTGTCAAGAAACACGCCATCTTGCGCGGTTTTGGATTTGCCGCTGTCGATTTGGTGCGATTCATAGAAAATAATGCGAGCGGTTCCGCTTTCGGTTGAGCTTAGGACGGAAAGCGAATCGCCGTCCTTGATGCGGAGGCGGGTCAGTGCAATCTGCCATTGGAAAAAGTCCATTTTGCCAGCGCGATCAAACACAAATGGAGTGCCGGCGCGCTCCTCGAATAGCTCTTCCGCCATTCGGTTAAACTCACGGTCTGGAGTTGCGGCTTGCGGCTTAAGGTAACCAACGAGATTGGCTACGCCGTTGACGATCCGGCGAGCAAGCCCGACATCGGCATACATCTTGCGAGCCTTGCGGAGGATGGTGAGCCTATCGCCGCCGGTTAGCTCCTTCGATGTGTCCAACGTGCCCCAGTTAACGTATGCACGGCGAGGGGACCATTGAGCCGCATCAAAGTTCGTCATGGCGTTGATGCCTGCCGCTGCGGGTGCTCGTTTGCCTCGTCGTGTTCTGCTCATGTTCCGAAGTAGCGGGTTGAAAAGTCTTGGGCGAACCACCTGTCGTTAAAGTCTGTGGTTCCGGCGAGTTCGTGTAACGCTTCCTCGATGCGGCGAAGCCATGTCGCCCGTTCTTCAGGGCTGATGCTGATGCCTGTTGCGCTCCCGGCGCGTGAAGATTGACTGGTGATCTGCACCACATCTTGAATCCGGCCAGCTTCCGCTTGCAATATCGCCAGTTCCGCCGCTTCAAGTTCGGCGGTGGTGTAGTATTTGACGAGTTTACGAACCCAAATGTCGGCGCTTGCCATCGACATTGAGAGTGAGTCAAAAAATAATTCACATTTGCTCTTTACAAGCTAACCGCTTGGGTTATTATCACCTTGTCAGTCAAACAACGAACGATCAAAACAATATGAAACACATCAAAATTGCCAGCCACCACCAAAGTCTTGCCGCAGCCGTTGAGGCCGCTAATCTGGATCTCAGTTATAACGCTGAACTTGCAAAGCGGGACATCCGAGACACGGACCTTAATTGTCACCGCGCTTTCGTTACAGAAGGCGGAGATGTTTATTACGTTTACTCTGCTGACATTGAACTGCTTCACAAATTCACGCCTTTTGTTTCGGTCTTGTGCGATTCGCCATTTCAAGTAGCCTTTGTGGTCGGTGACACTTTGGCGATTTCCGAAACCTTCATCCCCAAATCACAAAGGGCATGGTTTAAGCGCAACCAACTTGGAGCACTTGCCGCTTAAGCTTATGAAAAACAAAGCCGCACAACAACTAGGCCGCCTCGGAGGACTCAAAACCTCCGAGGCGAAAGCCGCCGCAGCAAAAGCAAACGGCAAAAAAGGCGGGAGGCCGAAGAAGAATCAAACCTCCTGCGCTTCTGGCGGTGCCGCCCCGAACTGATGCGCCACAAGCCACCAGCTAAGGACGGCGGATAGCTTCAGAGCATCGGCGTAGTGGTCATGCGCCAGCTTCTTCCATTGGAGAGGTTGGCGTTTGTGTTTTGCCATGATTAGCGCCATCCCTGAAAGCCCCATAATGAAGTCGGGGCCGATGTCCTCTGGGAAGTGAAGCAGGGGCGGGAGCTTCTTTTGCACTCGGTCAAGCCAGAGGGCGCATTTGATGCGGAAGTCCACGTATGAGGTCAACATCAATCCAGGCCAGTCGTTAATCTGCGATTGGTTGAACGTGCCGAATGCCTTGTCGTTGCCCCTTGTTGGCCAGAGTTTACCGCCGGACATGGCGCAGATTTTATAGATTCGATCAGTTGCCCATGCAGAGTCAATTAGCCCGCCTGAGATGGTCACGGTCTTTCCCGATGGCGTCAGGTATTGTTTACTGCCAAGCTTGAGCAAGTCCTCGGGGGCGATGACTTCACCGTAATCAATCACCCACGCCTCGCCTGTTTTCTCCACGGCGGTTACAACGTAGTGCGTTGATTTCTCGCCGGGGTCAGCGCCGATTGAGATATAGGCAGGGTCATCGACGGGACAGGTGCCGAGTCGATACGGTGCGCGGAGGCTTAGAATATCCTCGTCCTTTACCGTTGCGCTTCGTTCTTCCCACGGTAGCGCGAGGGTCGAGTTGAAGAAGTCTTGAAGGATGGAAGTGTCGGTTTGGGCGTCTAGCCATTTCACCGCCAGAGTCCCAAAAGCACAGGAGCGCCACGGGGCATAAAGAGAATTAAGGTGATACCCAACCCGCCCCGGCTCTGCGTTTGGATTGGTGGCAATCCATTTCCCGCCGCGAAGCATTTTCGTCTTGTGGCTATCGGTGATCTTGCCTTTGCACTCTTGGCATTCGTAATGTGCCGTCACCCTAACCCTCGCCTTGTCCCATTCATCCTCTTTACGCTCTTTGGCATACCATCGGACTTGCGACCACTCCAGCCGGATAAACTCGCTGCAATGCGGACAGGGGACCATAAAGTAACGCTGGTCGGTGCGGAGAAACTCTTGCCACACCGTCCCGCTGTCTACGGTGGGCGTCGAGGTCTTAACTCGGAGAGGGTTGGTGAAGCTTTTGGTTCTGTTCTCGGCAAGCTGGAGTGCGGATGCTTCGTTGCCGCGCTGAGTGGCGAACTTATCAACCTCATCCATCACTAGCAGACCGCACGGGCGGGAGGCTAGGTTCGCCGGCGAGTTTGAGCCGACAAACGCCAACCCTGCCGCTGTAAAGTCTTGGGAGAGCGCGGTGATCTTGCGCGGGCTGGGATGCTTGAGGGCGCGAAGCGGTCCGCAATCGTCCACCATTGGAAGCCATCGGGTTTGCGAGAATGAACGGGCGAGATCCTCGGACGGCATTACCCACAATCCCGGCAAAGGGCGGTGAACGTATCGCCACGCCGTCCCGACCATGATTGTGTTGGTCTTGCCCGTCTGCGTGCCCCAGCAAAGAACGATGTCAGAGTTGCGGTCATTCGCGAACATTTCAAGCGGCTCACGGACGTAGGGGGTGAGGGCGGTTGAGTATGGGCCTTCGTTTTCCGTTTGCCTGATTGATAGGACGATCTCATCCTCGGCCCATTGCCACACTCGCCGGTTGTCTCGCGGGGCAAAACAGGCAGCGAAGGATGCGAGGAGTGAGTCGATCACGGCAGGACGGATGGCGCAGTCGATAGGGTTTTGAACAGCGACTCATCCCGCCATCGCTCTAACTGTTCGCGGGCGTGGTCAGGGTCGGACGGGTTGACCTTAGCGGCAAGTGCTCCAGGCATGGAATCGATCAGGCCACGCAAGCGGGCGAGGAAAGCCGTGAACGTGGATTGTGCGGCTTGGGTCGTGATCGTGATCTTGTGAGCCTCACGAAGTTTGAGAACTTGGGAGTGAAGGGAAGGGTATTGCTTGGCGATGGCTTGATGGACAGTCAACCATTTGCGGGAGTCGTCAGCTAGTCCCTGCTGCCAAAGTGTTTCTGCGTTTTCCTTGGCAAAGTTGCGGAGTTCTTCGACTTCGGACAAGTAGCGTTCAGCCTCATCGACAGTTGCGGCCTGGCGGATTCGGGCGGCTTTCTTTTCGGTGGCTTCAGGTGAGTCTGGGAGTGGGTGTGCTTTGTCAGAGGCTTTGCCACCCCTCACCCTGTCGGGGTCGGCGTTCTTATCTCGCCACGATTCAGCGGCTTCGATGCTGTCCAATGGCATCCCTTTCTTGGTCATTTTGTGGACAGATACCCGCGAAACGCCCCAGAGTTTAGCGAGTTTGGATTGGGTCAGTCGCATCTGAGGTAACGGAATTGCAGGTTTTGGGGCATTTTGCCGTTTTTAACGTAAGATTGCTTAAC